GGAAGCGATCCGAACGTGCTCTGTCTTTTGTGGGTGAAGTTGGTGGGTCCGAAATTCTTGCCCGAGTCCGCCGGGCCAATGGTGCGCATCGCGCCCGACGTGCCAATCATCAGGTCGGGACCCTCGGCGAGCCATGAGATGGCGTTGACCTCGCCCGCGAGGATGGTCAGCGTGAGCGCGTCGTCGTCCTGCGACGGCTCGGTGGTGGCAAAGTTGTCAAGCACTCCGGCGCGGCTCATCCAGACCGTCTGCGGCTGCGTGTCGGTGCGCGCCCAGACCAGCCGCTGCTGGTAGAACGTGACGCTGCCGGGCCAGCCGCAGGTCTCGCACCACGCGCCCAGTTTCCAGCCGCCGGTCGCCCCGGTGCCGGGAAACGCATAGACCCCGGTGCCGTCTGCTGCGATCAAGCCGACGACATAAACGTAGACCTGAGTTGGACTGACCACCCCGCCGCCCTGAATCTGTGCGCCATACCACTTGCTCGAATATTGCAGGCTGATCCAGCGCCCCGCGTCGCTCGCGACAAACCCGGCACCACCGTTGATACCAGCGGGTGACGAGGCGTTGATGTAGACAAAGCCGGACAGGGCGCTCGGCGTCATCGTCGTGCCGGTGGTGTTGTCCGGCAGATACGGGCCGTCGTAGCCATTGTAGAGAATGAGCTGAAAGGTCGAGCCGCCGAAGCGCGACAGCATGGCCTGCTGGTGATTGGGGTGGGCGATGTAGAGCACGTCCGCCGACTGGGCGAACTGCAGCTGCCACACCTCGTCCAGCGTATAGGACGTGAGGACTTCAATAGGGGAAACGGCATTATGGGTGCCGGTGCCCGCCGTGGCGTAGGGCGTAATCGCCGCCCCGCCGTAGCTGGCGCTGATCACGATCTGCGTCGGATTGGTCCCCACTACCCAGTAGGTCTGTCCCGGCTTGAGCGGCGCGGGCAATGTGCCGGTGGTGGAAAAGACCACCGGGTCATTGGTCGCCAGACCGTGCCCGGCCCAGTTGATCAGGCCACCGCCGGGAACGAAGGTGACGCCAACGGCGGCGTTCTTGTTGACGATGCCGCCATTGGCAAAGAAGCGGATATAGCCATGGCCGAACTCCAGCACATACGCCTGCAACGTGGAGAAGACGAACTTGTGCAGACGCACTTTTCCAAGCGAAGCGTTGGTGCTGTTTGTGTATTTCGACCAGTTGATCCACTCGGTGCCGGGACGGCGGCGCAGCCCGCCCTGCTTCATGATCAGCCAGTTGACGCACTCAGCCAGCCCCATCTTCCAGTGGTCGATGTCGACACGGGAAAACAGACGGGGGGACAGCTCGCCACGGACAAAGACCGGCTGGATCGGGTAAAGCGGGCCGGGCATGGCTTACCGTACCATGATGATTTCTGAGTCGTCCGGCTCCTCCGGAAAGCCCTCCAGCGAATCGATGCGGATCGCCTCCTGATAGTAGTTCGACGAAATATCCAGCAGTTGCTTGGAGAAGGCGGCCTTGCCGGTCAGCCAGTAGGCAAAGGTGGCGGAGAGGATTTGCGCCAGCAGGTCGATAAAGACCGGCGTGAACTGCGCCACGTCAACCTGCCGGAAGATGTAGCGCATGTTGAGCGGCGGCGGCTTGTTGGTGAGGATGTAACTGCCCTCGACGACGTAGGCGATCTGCGGGGAGTTGCGCAGACCGTCGGCTGTCAGGGGCAGCACCCGCAGGCAGTCCGCCGGGATGCGGTACTGGTAGCGCCACTCGAACGCGGGCCTGTTGGTGTCGGCGGCGAGCTGGCTCCGGGCCATAGCGAAATTCCACGTATGGCGCTGCAGCAGCACGTCGCGCTGCAGCGGGTAATTGCGGTTGAGCCAGCGGGCGACCGCCTTCTCGTCGGTGGTGGAGAGGACCGATTCCTCGGACAGCCGGTCGAGCACCGCGTTGTAAAGCTGCGTCTCGGAAAAGCCGGACGGCATGGTTCCCCCTATCCGGTCATGAAGCCCTGCGACGACTCGACCGTCGACTGCTCTGCGGGCAGGCGCTCGTGCATGAAATGGGCGAAGTACGAGACCGCCACGGAGAGACCGGTGGCGGTCATGACCTTGTTGCCGGTGGAGGAGATCGGCAGGTTGCCAGCCCACGTCGCCGCCACGCCGTTGAAGTCTTTTCCGGCCTTGACGTTGGCCGCCGATGGCTTGGCGGCGCTGGTGGTCACCACGAAATAGAGCGTCCCGTCCGGCTGGTCCGTGGTCACCGAGACGTTGGCCTGCGTTGCCGAGATCGGCGCGGCCTTCTGCTGCGACAGCTGCGGCGCGGCAATGTCGACGACGCGCACGTTAATCGTGCGCACCAGCACGGAGCCCGCGCCGTTGTCGGCGGTGATGGTCACGGGATGGAACGTGGCAATCTCGTAGTCCCACGTTCCAGCCGTAGAGAGAACGCCTGCAGCGAGCGTGAAGGCGCTACCGGGATCGGTGGTCTTGGTGAAGGTGTAGGTCCCCGTACCATTGAGCACTTGTAGTGTCCCAATGACGGTGCCGGGGGCCGCGCCCTCGGTCACCGCATTGACGCCGGACAGGTACAACGCTGCTGGCAGGGAAGGTCCGCCCGGCACCACGCCCAGCCGCATCTTGCGGTGCTTGCGCGCGTAGTAGAGCGCCGCCTGCTGCTTGTTGGTGAAGCCGGTCGACCCAATCATTTGGTCGGGTCCGGCATCGGGTTGTTTTCCGCCACGCCGCGCAGCGGCTTCTGCTCACGCAGGCCACCCCGCGCGCCCATGCGCCCGAAGGCAATGTCGACCGCGCGATGTGCGGCGCGCTGTGCGCCGGTCATCTGCTTGTCGGTCTCCTTGTTGTCTTCCATGTATTTGCGGTTGGCTTCCTGCAGCGTGATCGTGCCGTCGGGTTCGCGTCTGGCCATGGTCGGCTCCTTGGCGTCGGCATAGGGAATTGGACGGCCCGGCGCTGCCGATTCGCCGGACCGCCCTTCGCGCGAACTTACATCAGCCGTTGGACTGCAGACAGGCGATTGGCACCTGCTTGCGCTCGGGATAGACACGCGCCCAGTTGGCCGCCGTGCGGATTTCCACATCGGTCGGAGACCGGCCCGCCATCGTGTTGGATGTCCACTTGATGCCGTACGGGTGCATGCAGAATTGCCGTCGTGTCCACAGCTCCTCGACGCCACCGCCGTTGCCCTGCGCCGGGTAACGGAAGGTCTCCACCGGCACGTCCGGCGGCACCTCGGCAAAGCCAAAGGCGTTCTTGCCCACCAGATACGTGTGGTACATGGGCCGGTTGGTGCCCGCCACCGCCGGGCAGCCGTCGTCCTTCACCACCTGATAGCCGAGGTAGGTGGGGAATCTCACCTTGCCTTCGCTATCCGGAATGAAGTCGATGAGGTTCTGCTTGGCGAGGTTGGTGTAGACCACCGAGTGCATGAAGATGGTATCGAGCACATCGGAGGCATCGCCCATGGTCTGCGCCGCATCGAGGATCGAGTTGGCGGAGATTTTTTCCGTCGCGGCGGGCGCACCCACTGCGTCGGTGCCGATGATCACCGTCATGTCGCCAGCGTTCTGGGCGGTGTTGGCGGCGATGATGCCGCGCAGCACGGAGACCAGACACCTCTGAAACTCACGCGCCCACCATGTGGCCACGCGCGAGCCAACCCGTTTCATCGGGTCATCGCCCGCCAGCTCGGAGACGAGGTCCGCATCGGACCACGCCTTGTTGCGGTTGTGGCGGATGGCGATGTCTGCCGCCGCCACGATCTTGTCGGGAACGGCGAGCACCGCCGGGTCGTCGCTTGAGATGTTGGCGGTCGTCGAATCGCCGAGGTCGTTCCAGAACGGCACGTTGACGGTCTGGCCGCCGCCGGAAAGGAATGTGGAGAGATGCGCGTCTTGCCGCAGGATGCCGGACTCGAAGATGGCCGTCTTGGTCATCGTCTCCTTCAGCATGTAGGGCACAAACACCGCCGGGATGATGGCGTCTGTCAGTCGGGTAACGGTCATGGGCGGACTCCATTCGGGTTAGGCCGCCCATGCCGTAGTCAGCGATCCCTTCCAAAACGGTTCTTGAACAGCGCCTTGTCGGGGTCTTTGCCTGCAGCCTGAATGAGCGACCGGGCTAGTTCCGGGTTCTCGCGCTGGATGCGACCCTGTTCGGAGAGGTTTTCCTGACCGTCTTTCCACGGATTGCTCGTGGTGAAGTGGCCCGGCGTTCCGCCGCGCAGCCTGTCTTCTTGGAAAAGCCCTTCACCAACGGTGGCCAGTGCAAATGCGAGCTTCGCATCGGCAATGTTGCCGTTTCCGTCAATGAGCCCTGACGCCTTGAAGGTCTCACCGAGACCTAACCCCCTTAGTCCTGCCTTGGCGTAGCTCAGATTGTTCTTGTAGCCATCGCTGTCAGCCGGACCCCATTTGCTCAGTATCTCCTGATGCGCAGTGCCGACCCGGCGCTGCAGTCCTTCGGTAGCGGCATCTATCTGGCCTGCGAACCGCTTGACGAAGCGATCATGGATTGACTGGGCCTGTCGGGGGGACAAGTCAGCCTCGTGCGCCCAATTCTTGTAATCGGTTGCAAAGGCGTCGTCGTAAGGGAAGTTGTCGTTGATGCCCTGCGGCAGTCTGAACGAATAGTCGCCGGGCGTCCTCGGCTTCCCCAAGGCGGTATAGACCTTGTCGTAGTCTTCCCTCGGCGCGTTGGCGTCGGGTACGACAATGGACTTACCGAGACGAGTTTCCAGCTCCCGATATGAATTGATCACCACATCGGGGGTGTTGGATTTGTCCCATCCTTTTTTCGCGACGAGATCGCGGTTGCCTGCGTCTTGCAGACCGGTCAGCCACGAAGAATCAGAAACGACTGGCGAGCCTTGCGGCGTTCCTGATGGAGTACCGCCGGGTTGCCCGCCTTGAACAGCGGACCCTGCTGGTGCATCGGCCATCTTTAGTCCTCCGGTTGGTCGGGTGCAAGACCACTGATCCCTGCGGCTGTCTGTCGGGCAGCGACTTCAAGCGAGAGCACTTCGACATCAGACATTCGCAGGTACTGGAAAATGCGCCCGTACGCGGTTCGCATGCCCTCGTTGAAGACCATGGTGTCGCGGTTGCCGCTCTCGGGCGGCGTCACGCGATAGAAACCTGTGAAATTCGCGAAGTCGACAAGGACGATGCCTTGGTCTTCGGAATTCGGCGACCCGGTAAAGACCCGCTGGTAGGCCAGCGCGATCCTCGCTTCAGCCTCCAGACGGGAAGCCGGACGCCCCCGGGACAGGAGCCTTACCAAACTGAGAAAGGAGGGCATTGGTGCTGTCGACCGCTGGTTGGGTTGCCGAGGGGTTATTGGCAACACCGCCCTTGAGACGGTCAAGCAGCCCGCTCATGGCGTCGGCAATCGCCGGAGCTTGCTGTGCGGTCTCGCCCACGTTGCGTCCCGCTATCGAGGCATCCTTGGCAATCTTGCCTCCGGCCTGACCGGCTTGGAGCGCCATCTGCGCCTGCTGCATGCGCAGCGACTGGTCTCGCTTGGCCGCCATAATGGTCTCGGTGACAATCACCTCGGCAGGCGCACCGAAGATTTCGCGCAAGAGGCGGATGGTCTTGTCGAGGTCGAGGTTGTCGAGCACGTTCGGCTGCACCTTCACCATCGGCAGCACGATATTGAGCAGCTGCGTGGTGCCGACACCTTCGTTCGCCCGGCGCATGCGGTCGAGCGGCGAGGTCATCTTGACGGAGATGGCCCTGCCCGCCAGCGACTGCGGCGGCACCAGCGGCGAGGAGGGACGGAAGACGCCGCGCCGGGTCAGGATGCCCAGCTCGCGGTCGATCATCTGCGAGAGCGCCGCCTGTATCTTGCCGCCAGCCGGTCCCAGCAATTCGCCCTTTTCGTTGGACCGGATCATCGCCTCGGTCGCGGTCATCTCCGGGTTTTTGATCAGCGTCTGGAACAGGTTGATGTAGAGGGTTTCCTTCACCGCCGCGCGGCGCACCTCCATGACCTTCTCGGCAAAGTCGGGGTTCTGCGCCGTGATCAGCGGCTTGACCCGCAGCGATCCGTCTGGACCGACCGCGCCCAGATTGATGGCGCGCGGATTCAGGTTAGGCCGGTTCATGACACCGTCGTTGGGCATGCCCAGCGGCGGATCGGTCCATTGGCCGAAGGCCCTAAGTTCGCCCTTGCCCATGAGCTGCAAAGACTTGATCTCGGAGAGCGCCAGCATCACTGGCGATTCAGCGTAGGGTCCGTTGTCCTGCTGCAGCCAGTGATAGATGGCGAACGGGAATTCGTGGAAGCCGCCATCGGCGAGGATGTGCTTGGTGTCGATTTCGCAGTAGTAGCTGGCAATGGTCGACCCCTTCATGGTGCCTTCGAGATTGGAAGACCCCATTTCCGCGCGCGGGCAGACCGCGTGGATCACCGGCACCACGGTCTCCAGATCACCGTTGTCGTACG